CGAATGAATTTAAGATAATCAACAAAAAAGGAGCTGTTACGCTCCTTTTTTGTTTGGCTCAAAATAATGTTAGCTGCCCTTTTGGCGCTGGTTTGGGCTTCTTGGTTTTTACAGGTGCAAACGGATCATGATTGGCTATTCGATCGCGCATCACCTCAAAATAGTGCCGATCTTTTTCAATGCAGATATAGTTTCGATTGGTGTTTATGGCGGCGATCGCTAATGTGCCACTCCCTGCGGTGTTGTCTAGGATTAGTTCACCTTCGAGGGTGTAGGTTTCGATTAGGTATTCGATTAAGGCTACGGGCTTTTGTGTGGGAACAAGTAAACCTGTTTTATTACTGTTATTAGCTTTTACTACACTTTTAGGGAATCGCCAACCAGTATCTTTTTTTGCTTGAGAATAAAGGCTGTTCCCAGTAAATCCTTCCCAGTTATCTTTTCTTCGGCTAAAAGTTTTACGTCTATCCTGTATCCCTATGAATGTTTTTTGTGGAATATAAGTAGGTTGATTTTGATAAAAAACTAATATGTTTTCGTGATATCTCAATGGCTGCTTATTTGCTAATAACGCGCTAGGTGCTTTTGTCTTTTCCCAAATCCACTCATACTTAAACCACTTAGGATTACTCATCACAAGCGCACTGGTAAAGGGTTGCGAACCAAACAAGGCAATAGCGCCATTAGGTTTAATGATTCGCTTGTATTGTTCCCACAACAGATCAAAGGGAATAACAGAATCCCAATGACAAGCAGTGATGCTCAACCGTAGGGGAGATCACAAATAATACAGTCGATACTTTTATCTGGAATAAGCTGCATAGCCTCCAGACAGTCGGCATTGACGATACTATTAGGCGCGATCGCCCCTACTTCAAGACCCTCTATATTTGCGATTACATTCAAAGTAGAAACTCACTCAATCCCTTTATTGTAAAGCGTTTTGCGATATAATATAGAAATACCCCGCGATGCTGAAACATCCGAGGCGTGATCAACCTGATATATAGGCTAATATGACTAATCTTATCAAACATTCGTACAACGGCGCGATTATCTCCCAAGAATCCGATGGCTATGTTTCGCTTACTGATATGGCGAAAACTCACAATAGATTGGTTGCTGATTATCTGAGAACTGATACCACTAAAGCTTATTTACAAGCGCTTTCTTTGGATATGGGAATTCCCATATCGGCTCTAGTCAACACTTTCAAGGGCGGTAAAGGGAAACAAGGGACATGGGCACATCCTGACATTGCGATCGATTTCGCTCAATGGTGCAGCCCCACTTTCAAGGTTTGGGCTAATCGTGTTTTGCGTGGAGTGATTACTCAAGAAAAACCAGAACCCAAAAAAGCGATCGCCTATTACTCTGATCGCTGTGCAGACATCCGAAAGAATTTGGTAAAGACAAAAGGTCATTGGTGTGTCATTGAGAAATGCAATCACCTTTTGCTGGAAGTTGAAAAAGCTGGTTATCCCATTGATAGGTACGATTTGTTGGATAGCAGCATTGGCAAGAGGTATGCACAATACCGCCGTGAGATTGGCTACTCAGAGCCTACGCAGTCAGCGCACTATCAGCTACCACATTGCCCTCATCCTGTAACGATCGCTTGCTATCCAAGCAGTGAGCTTGGTATTTTCTCTGATTGGCTTGAAGGTATTTATGAAGAGCGATATCTCAATAAATATCTGCAAGATAAGTACGGGAAACTGGCAAAAGTTTAAATCTGTGCTATTTTAGTAATCAACTGACTCAATAACTTTTGCTTATCGCAATGTTCGCAAAAGTTATTTAGTACTAATAAAAGAATTTTTCGCAACGAATTTCTTTGATTTAGTGAGGCGCAATGCCAGCAGAAGGTATTGCAAATCATTAGATATAAAGAGAAAAAAGATGGCATTAACCCTTACAGAAGCCGCAAAGATTGCGCTTAATGAAGGCAAAGTATTTGAATCGGCAATTATTGAGCAGTTCGCTAGCTCTAGCGGAATCCTCGAAAATATTCCCTTTGTGGATATCGCAGGTAATGCATATAGCTACAACAGAGAAGAAGCGCTTCCTGGTATCGGTTTTCGCGGTGTAAACGAAGGGTATGACGAGTCCGTTGGTGTTGTTAACCCTGTAACTGAGACTTTAAGCATCCTTGGCGGTGACTTAGATGTCGATAAATTTGTAATCGACACAATGGGCGTAGGTGTTCGCTCTCAGCACGAAATGATGAAGGTAAGGGCATTGGCTTTGGCGTGGACAAAAGAATTTATCCAAGGCGATACAGCTACCAATATTAAAGCCTATGACGGATTGCGTAAGCGCTTGACTGGTACTCAGTTAATCGACAATGGCGCTACTTCTGGTGGTGATGTACTTAGCCTTGAACGCTTGGATGCAACCATTGATGAGGTTACGAATCCTACTCACATCATCATGAATAAGACCATGCGACGGGTGCTGACTAGCGCTGCTCGTAATACGTCTGTGGGTGGTTACATCACTTATGAACTCGATAGTTTTGGTCGTAAAATTGCGTTTTATAACGATCTTCCTATCATCGTCTTGGATCAAGATGGCTCTAAATCTCAGATCTTGCCCTTCACTGAGGCGGCGGCTTCTGGTACAGCTCAAACCACTTCTATCTACGTTGTTTCGTTTGACACTATGGGAGTACATGGTTTACAAAATGGCGGTATGCAAATTCGCGATTTAGGTGAGCTAGATACTAAACCCGTATTTCGTACCCGTGTTGAGCATTACCAATCGATCGCCATTAAGGACGGTCAGGCTGCTGCTCGTTTGCGTTACATCAAGTCTGGCGCTGCTGTCGCTTAATTTAATCAGGGGATATCCCCTGATTAATAATTCACAATGCTTTCAAGTATTTTTAAACAGGTAAAAACCTAATGGCTACAACTTTTTCAACTATTGCAGATCGGCGCGTTCGTGGTACTTACGACGCAGCGCTAGCCCTTCGCACCCCTGAAGCAGCGGCGCTATCTGCTACTACTTCCACAACTCGACTAGCCTTTGCTGTCCGCAAAATTGAAGCTTTTAAGGTGTGCTTTGATATTGAGGCATACACCAGCTACAGCGCTGGTACTGCTGAATGGACGATCGCTGTTGACGTATCTGCTACCGTAGGCGGCTCTAGTACCGTAATCGGTACTATTCTCCCTGCTCAATTAGCTGGTGCTGCTGGCGAACTAGAGATCGTATTTGGCGGCGCTGAAATTGCTGCTAAATTGGCGACTGCTGAAGCGATCGGCTTGGTTTGCACCAAGACTGGCTCCCCAGGAAACTTGACCCTATCCGCTTGGATTGTACCTGTTCAGTAATCATGAATTACCCACAAAACCCCGTCACCGTCGCTAAAGGTAGCCACATCGTAAAAGATGTGTACCTCTCTGATTTGGAATCATGGCAATCTGAAGGATACGAAATTTACGATCTTACAGCACCTGTCGCCACTGAAGAACCAGCAGTGATCGCACCAAAGAAAAAAGCAAAATCTACACCTGTAGAACCTGAATAACTAAACGGAATAGGCGATCGCAAGGTCGCCTATTTTAATAAAAATGACAGTACAAACTGATTTACAAACAAATTTAGACGCTTACATACAAGCTAATTTCTCTGGTAGTTTAGCTGAAGTTTCGGCTAGCAAAAAACCGTTAGAGGATTTGCTAGACATACAGCAATCACTAAGCAGTGGCGGCGGTTCTGGTGGCGTTGCTGACACGACTGCAACAGGTACAATTACCACTGAAAATCTAGTTCCCGCTGGCGTTGCAACGGCTGGCTCCGCTGTATCTATAGACCTTGATAGCAAAGGTACAGTTACGATTCAAGTAACTGGAACTTATACAGGCGCTCTATCAGCGCAAATCACGACCGATGGGACTAATTGGATTACTCCAGCAAATGCCGTATTTAAAAACATGGTCACAGGTGCGAATAGTGTTACTATTCCAAGCGCATCTGTGGGGATTTGGCAGATTGAAGTTATCGGTCATGCAAAGTTCAGATTGAGCGCTCTTGCAGCCGTCACGGGTACAGCTACTATTGCTCTAAGAGCAGCGGCAAATACTTCACAGGTAAGCGTTGCGGGTGTATCTACAGCAGCGAATCAAACAACTGGAAATGCTTCTCTAACGAGTTTGGTCGCAGCGGCGATCCCTGCGTTTACCAATAGCCCAACAAACCTAGGAGCTGAAAACCAAGCCGTGCTCAAGGCTAGTGCTGGGGCGGTTTATAAAATATACTGTTACAACAAAAATGCAGCAACGAGATTTTTCCAAATCCACAATAAAGCAACTGCTCCAGTAAACACCGATGTCCCCGTTGAAGTTTTTCCAGTAGCAGCTAATTCAGCCTTGTTAATCGACATCGCCTTTTGGGGCGCAACTGGTCGAACTTGTAGTACTGGCGTATCGTGGGCGTTTTCGACCACTGAGGCGACATTGACGTTAGGTTCTGCTGCTGACCAAACTAGCTCTGTGGGGTATTTGTAATGAGTGGAATAATCTTTGGTGGGCTTGTAATTCCTGATAGCTCTATTACCCCTGCAAAGCTATCACAGCCATTAACCCTAGCAACTGCGGTAAAC